GGCGCCGTCGACGGCGGCGGCGGCGGCGGCGGCGCCGTCGGCGGCGGCGGCGGCGGCGGCGGCGGCGGCGTAGGCGGCGTAGGCGGCGTAGGCGGCGGCGCCGTCGGCGGCGGCGGCGTAGGCGGCGTAGGCGGCGGCGGCGGCGGCGGCGGCGCCGTCGGCGGCGGCGGCGTAGGCGGCGTAGGCGGCGTAGGCGGCGGCGGCGGCGGCGCCGTCGGCGTCGGCGGCGGCGTATGATTTCCCTGCTCTCGCAGAATTCACCGTCCCCTCGGCTTCGCACCGCTTCGCCGCGCCTTCCAATTTCGCGCGGCGCAAGAATACCGGCACGATCTGGCGGATCGTCTGTTCGCCGAGGCGTGACAGGAAGACTTTGCGGTCAAGCCCGTCCGTGCCGAGCATCGCGAGCCCAAGTTCTCGCAGCCCCTCTGCACGGGCCTTGTCCGTCGACCATTTGGCGTCATTGAGTCGAACCGCGAAACGCGCGGCGGCCGGTAGAACGCAAGGCGACTCCGCAGCGTCGGACAGTTCGCCGCCGCACGCCAGGTTTAGCGCGCCCATGATGCAGGCGTGTTCCTTGGTGCCGAGGCCGGCAGGAAGGCCAGCGGCGATGAGTTCGTTGTATCGGTTCAGGTCGAAATTCGGGGTAGTCATGGTGTCTCTTTCTGTTCGAGTTTCGGTTATCGGTAGATCTCGGCGAACCAGGCGGCGGCCTGCCACCCGAACGCGTCGATGTCGAGCAGGACGAGGCGTTTCGATTCGATGGACAGGGCGCGGAGGCGGCCGAGGGTCGTGTGTTTCTTCATGGGGTCTCGCTTTCTTGTTTCGATTTGTCGCGGGCGGTTTCATCGCGCAGGACGCGCGGATCAATGGTTCTCTCGCCACATTCTTCGCAGAACTTGACGCCTGGATCTCGGCGCCACGCCTTACCGAGCCATCCGTTGCACCACCAACATTTGTCCCATCGAAGCGGCTTCATGTTGACCATTCTGTCATAGCATGGTAGTGACATGTGATGCAAACAAAACCGCTGAAATTGTCGTGTCGAATGGTTGTCCTGGTCCCGAGGCCGATGCGCAAGCGCCTGGTCGAACTGTCGTCTGGAAGTGGCGTTCCGGTCGGCGAACTGATTCGAAGGGCCATCGCGCGGGCGAGTGATTGGGACCTGTGTATGTCGCTGTCGGCGGTCGAGCGCGTCGCCGAGAAGGGCGAGTAGCGTGCAGAACATCGTGTTCGATGTCGGGCTGCTGACGGACGAGACCGTCCTGGGCGCGCCGGCTGAGGCAATCGCGGGATGGTTCTTTGCGCTTGGCCATTGCACGCTTACGAAGTCGGGGGGGCTGATAGCCAAGGACCGAAGTCGCGTGTTCTGGGCGCGAACCATGCCGCCTGGGGTTGACTTCCAGGCCGTCGTCGAGGCCGGGCTTGCGACCGACGACGGGCACGGGAACTGGGTGATCTATGGCTACAACGAGCGGGCCGAGGCGGGCCACACGGCGCAGCAAGCTGGGGGCAAATCAGGCGCCGAAAAACGGTGGGGAAGAACACAGAATGGGTCACCTAATGGGGTACCCATATCTAGGTTACCCAGTGGGTTACCCAATGGGGGCCCCAAGGTAAGACAGTCGGAACGGAAGACAGCAAGACAGTCAGTCAGTCAGCCAGAACGTACGCCAGGCGGACCGTCGGGAAGAACGTCAGTCAGGCAGTACGCCGGTCAGGAAGACAGCGAGTCGGAACGTGAGTCAGACAGCGAGCCAGAGGCTCCGCCGTTCTAGGTCGGCAGTCCGTTCGGCACGTCAGATCCGGACACGCCCGATCGCGCGCGCGCGATCCAAAGTGCGATAGACTGAATCGAGATGCCGAAGTCGTACACGAGCAACAAGGGCTGGACCAAACTCGCCGATGGCACCTGGGTTCCAGACAAAGCCGTGGAGCCACCGAAACCGCCAACCACACCTGCAGTCCTCGGCAAGTACGACGCCTCGCTGGAAGCCTCCCACGCACGCGTCGTGAAGGTCCTCGCCATGGCAAGCCGCCGCCTCGAAGTCACAGCCGAAGCCGGGTCGCTGACCCAGGACGACCTGAAAGACCTTGGCGAGCTGGCGGGCATTTGGCGTACGCTGGAAGCCAACGTCGAACGTCTCGCCGAGAAGGCCATCGACCGGAAAATCAAACAGGAGCTGAAACGACTTGGAAAAACAGAACTGGACACCGATCCAACGGATGGCGACTGAACAGGTCGAGTCGTTCTTGTTGCGGACCGAGAGAAGCCTTGTCGCGCAGATGTACGGACCACGGGACTTTGACGTCGACCTTCCGGGCGGGCTCAAGCTTCACGTGAAGCCGATGCCGATGGCGACTGACGAACTTCTTCGCGAAGAAATCAAGAAAGTGTTGTACGAAAGATGGCTTGACGAGTAGAATCGCAAGCAGGGGTCAACGGCGCGTCCGGCAAGGCACATCAGAAACGGGGTCGGGCGCGTCGCACCCCACTAACGCGAAAACAGGAGACAGCATGCGACAGATTGCAACAGGGGCCGAGGGCACGGGATACGAGATTGTCTTTGCCAGGCGCAACCCAGGTGAGATACCCGAGGGCCTGGCGGTGCTCCGGAAGGCCGTTGACGACGCCAAGGAGCCAGAAGAGCGAGCCAGACGGGTGGAGGCCTTCCAGAAGGTCCACGCTGAGTGGCAAGCCGAATGGGAAGCCAACCCGGGGAGCTACGTGGCCCACCTGGTCGTTGACGGCAAGGTCGTCGGAGAGTGCGACACGGGAAAGACGGCGCGCGATGCTGCGCAGAAGCTTGAGCCGTCGCTGCACAACCTAGGCGCGGCTCCGCTGCGCTGGAGGACCGAGTAGTGTCCCGCTTCGAATTGGAGGCTGCTGTCGAGATGGCCAACGAAGGGCTCGGCTTCGAACCGCTGATGGACGCGCTGAAGACCAACGACGTCAGATTCCGCGAGTGGGGCTGCGTCGGCGTCTCGACGTCAGACGGCCCGGTCGATGTCAAGCGCACCGAGACGGGATGGAAGGTGCAACCATGAGCGAATCCCGCAACAATCCAGCGTCCAGCAACTACCGCGGCCCCGTCGGTCCCAACTACACCGTCGGCTTCAAGGTGATCCACGCGCCAGCCGCTGATTGGGTCGAGCGCAACCGCGAGGCAATCGACGCCGGCAACCCGCCAGAGTGCCCGCCCGAGTCGATGCGCATCGGCGTCATGCTGTGCCTCCTCGAAATCATCAAGAGCCCGCTGAAGATGGTCCCCGACCAGACCATGGTGCGACCGTGCGCCGTCGTGTTCAGCGAGAGCATGGACGCGTTCGCGGTGAACAAGATGACGCCACAGCAGCTTGAAAACATGGACTTCGACGTGGGCGAGGACGGGCGGATTATCCCGCGCGTTGAGAAGCAAGGCGCAATCCCGACGGTCGAAGCGCCCGAAGCCGAGTCGACCACCGAGCCGATCCAGGTCATGGTTACCCCATGACAAAGCACAGCAAGATCAAGTCAGAGCACTTCGACGACCACAAGGGCGCATTCCCCGAGCCGATGACGCCAGCGCGCTGAAACGCCTGTGGAGCGATTTCCGGGCGCAAGTGTAGTAGGTAGAAGGAGCACCAAAAATGAGTCGAGCACGAAGGCTTTGGAGGATGTGGTATCCGACTCTCGGATTCGCCGTAGCTGCGGCCGCAAGCTGGGTAGGGCGGGTCGATCTCCGCGTTTTTCGCGGTTCCGTAGCGTCGTCGCTCTTCAGCGGCCTGTTGACGTTTTCTGCGTTACTTGCGTCGGTGCTCCTTGGTCTCCTGGCGATCATCGCAAGCCTCGACGCCAGACCACTGGTTCAGGAAATCAAGAAGAATGGCCACTATCCTGAGTTGGTCACTGCTGCATATACGCCGCTCCGTTCCTTCATCGTCCTATCGACCGTGACACTGGCTGCGCTGCTCTTCGACAACGCCGACTCCGAGGCCGTGCGTCGTGCCACGGCTTCATTGTCGTTCGCGCTTGCCGCGTCCGGCATCTTGTCTACCTTACGTTTTGCCAGGTTGTTAGTTAGGGTCATGATCGATCCGGCGGACGGTGCACGGCCGACCAAGAACATGCCCGCCGCAGCCAGAGCGCGGGCGGCCAGCGACCGTGAACCGGTGGGGATTGAAGAGCCTCGCTGACCTTCTGCCCGACGGGGCGCGCGTGGTCATCCGACCGATGGACCCGCGCATCCCGTACGAGCAATCATTTGTGGTCGAGGCCACGGTCAAGAGCCGCCACGCCGACCGAACGTGGCCGCATGCTGGGCTCAGTCCGCTCCAGAAAGAGCACCGCGCGGACACGGAGCGCGAGGTTGCGCGAGGCCGCTCGATGGTCGCCGACTTCGTCACTGCGACCCAAGCGCCGGGCACGTCGACGCTGCTCGGCTTCGCGTCGTGGCTTAGTGAACGGGTGGCGATGCTGTACGTGAAGCGCGACTTCCGAGGCTACGGCCTGGGAGGGCTGCTGCTCGGTGGCGACGGGACCAAGGGCGACGTCGCGGTGACGCACGCGTTGCCGTTGCGCGCGAATCGGTGTTGGCAACGTTGGGTTGCGTACCATGGGAGCACTTGACGCCAAGCTTCGCCGGCTCGTTCTGATCCGTGCCGCCGCGGACGCCGAAGAGCGCCGGCACCGCGAGCAACCGTGGTCCATCGAACGCTACGCAGGCTCGCACGTTCGCCAGCTCGAAGTGCTACGGGCCGCGCGCACCGCCCGCCGGATCCTGCTCATGATGGCCCGCCAGGCCGCGAAGTCGTGGACCATCGGCGGCGCCATGATGGACCGTTGTCTCTCGGGCAAGGTCCGCTGTCTTTTCCTCGGGCTCACCGGCGAAGCGGTGCGAGAAAACTTCTGGGTCAGCGTGTGGAAACCGCTATGCGACAGCCTCCCGCCGGGCAGCGTGCGCCACAACGAGATGCGAATGCTGACCGTGTTCGTGAAGACCAAGGCACGCGTCAGCATCGCAGGCGCTGACGACACCGCGCACATCAAACGCTACCTCGGCAACAGGTACGCCGGAAGGTCCATGATCTGCCTCGACGAGTGCCAGGACCAGAAAGCCGCCGTATTGCGCGAGCTCCTGACCAACGTCCTGCCGCCCATGTTGACGCCCGAGACGCTGCTGATGCTGTCTGGCGTGATCCCCGAGGTGCCTGCTGGCCCATGGTGGGAAGAGTCGCTCAAGGACTCGTGGCAAACGTTCTGTTGGGGTCGCGTGCGCCAGGACGACGAGCCGCAGGACGAAACCAGCGTGCCGTGGGAGCATCAAGAGCGCACGGTTCTCGACGACGGCGCGGTGGTTCTGGGCGAAAAAAAGACCGTCTACCTGACCGCGGTGAACACACACACGCCCGAGGCGCCGGCTGTGCTGGTCGCCCACATGCGGGATAACGGGCTCGACCTTCACGACCCGCAGATCCAACGCGATTGGCTGGGCAAGAAGGAATTCGACACGACGGCGCAGGCGTATCGCTACGTGGTCACGAAGAACGGCTACCGCCACGCGCAAGCGTCCTGGGTTGACGAGGTCTGGGCACCCGAACTCTGGGCCAAGCACGAAATCGCGATGCCCGACCGTAAGGGCGTGCTGGTGCTGGCCGCCGACCCGGACCCAGGCATCAACCGCTTCTCGTTCGCGCTGGACCCCGCGGGCACAAGCGACCGGCTCAGCATCGAGGGCGTGGGCTGGGGCAAGGGCGTGCGCCATGTGCAGCACGTTTTCGAGCTGGTGACGCCGAAGGCCAGCGCGTGGACGCAGGGCCAATGGGCCGTGGTTGCGTCGGTTGCCAATCGGCATTACGCTAACGCTCAGTGGCGGTACGATGCTCCCAGCGCAAATGAAATCGACACCTTCAAGCGGGACTATCACCTCCCGGTTATCAAGTGCGCTGTCAAAAGCGATCGACACGGCCAGGTCCGCCGGGCTAACGATTTGCTACATCGCGGGGTCCTCAGGGTCATCATGGGTTCGGGATGGGAAGAGGACATGCTCCGCGCCAAGCGCGACAAAGCTTCCCAGGAACGAGGCCTGTTCGAGTTCGACTCTCACTGGCATCCTGACCCTGCCGAAGCCGGTCGGTACGCACTTCAAGGCTACTTCGAACAACCCGCCGATGCTCCGCCGCCTCCGAAGCCGACGAACCCTTACGAGGAATGGCAACGGACGCTCCAGCAGAAACAGCGCGACTCACGCGCGCGGGCACCGGTCGTGAACATTCGAAGGGGGTTTTGATGCTCGCATGGTTCGACACCGACGTGACCACGCCCGAGGGCGATGAGATTGCCCGCGGCACCGACCTGTCCCGCGCACTGTGGGCCGTCGTTGAAGCGCTGGTATCGTCGCCATGGGAGCAAGGCCGCCGCCGACGCATGGCCGATGACATCGCCCGCTATTCGAGCAAGGGCACGTCCGGCGACGTCGGTTGGTTGTTCGGTGGTCAGCTCTTCGACGGCACCGACACGACCGGAGGCAGCGCGTTCAACCTGTGCTTCGGTAAGGTCAACACGATCCGGAATCGAATCTGCGGCTTCCGTCCTCGTGGCCAGTTCTTGCCTCAGTCCGGCGACCGCAAGGCCGAACAGGGCGCCAAAGACAAAACGGATATGTGCGACGCGTGGATGAAGGCCGAAGGCTGGTACAACATCTGCTCGCTGGCCACGCGCGACCGTCTGACGTGTGACAGTGGCTGGATCAAGTACTACCGATCGGGCAACGGAGAGCACGAACAGGCAAAACCGATGCGCGTGCCTCCGTGGGAGGTTCTCGTAGACCCGATGGAGGCGCTCAACGGAGAACCCGATTGCATCTATCACGTCCGGCTCATGCGAGCGTCGCAGGCCGCGCGCGAGTTTGACCTCCCGCTGGAGATGATTCGCCAGGACGCCGTGAACCTTGCGCTGTACGACATCACGACGGGCACCCTCGGGGAAACGTCGGTGGCAGTCGTCGACGCGTACCATCGAGGTCCCGACGGGCGTCACGTCACGCTGGTGGGCACCTGCGTTGCCGTCGACGAGGACTGGGAGCACGACTCTTTCCCGTTCGACGTCCAGGTGTACGACGAGAGCGAGACGGGATACGGAGTTGTCGGCGTCGGCGTGGTTCGCGTGCTGCGCGAGATCCAAGACGACGTCGACGAGTGGGCCGCCGACATGCGCGAGGCGCATCACATGAATTCGCAGCAGGTGCATCTGATCGAAGATGGACAGCCGGACCCTCAGATCAACAATTCGCGCACCCGGATCCAACGGTACACCGTCGGCGGCGCCAAGCCCGAAGTCGTGAACCCGCCCGCCGTCAACGCGGAAATGTACCGGTTCTTCGAGGCACTCGACAAGCAAGCCGACAAGATGATCGGAATCTCGCCCTTCGCGCAGTCGGGCCAGGGGAAGCCGTCGGTTATTTCCAAGGTCGCGATGCGAGAAGAGTCGGAGCTTCAAACGGACCGACTCGCTCTGGAGTCGCAGAAAAACGAAAACATGGCGGTGAGTGCCGCGAAATGGTGGTGGCTGCTCACGCGCGATATCTGCCGTTCGAATCCCGAGGCCAAGCCCAAATGGAAGAGCATCGACCGGGGCGCCTGGAAAGAAATGGTTTTCGGTGACCTCGATGCCGAGTACGAGGTCACGATCCAACCCACGAGCCTGTTCGGCACCGGCGTGTCAGGGCAGCTCGACAAAGCGGGCGACCTAATCGACAAGGGCTGGCTGTCCCGCGAAGACGCAATGGCCGCGCTCCACATCCCGGACCTGTCGCCCATCGTCGAAGTGCAGTTGTCTGAGCAACGCGCGATGCAAGAAATCGTTGACCGCGTCTTGGAGTCCGGCGACTACACGACGCCGGACCCGTACCTGTGCGACCGGACCAAGCTCAATCAGTACGCGGCAGCGCGGTACCGAATCGCGTTCACCAAACAGATGAACTATCCGAAGGCCAACCTTGCGTTGCTGCGCAAGCTCATCAGAGCGACCACGCCGAAGCCCGCGCCTGCTGCACCGCCCGTGAGCCCCGTGGCGCCCATGGCGGCAACGCCCGGTATCGCGGCCCCCCCGCCCCCAACGGCGCCAGCTGGCGCGCTGGTGGCCCCGCCTGGAATGCCTGGAATGGGCGCGCCGCCCGCTTTGCCACCGATGTAAGGAGATTCCGATGCCGAATACGCCAGCCCAAGACCTTGCCCTGCAACGCGCCCTCGATGAGCGCGTCCACCAAGCCCAGCTGATGCTGGGAAACTTCGGACTTGCGGCGGGCAGGGTGCGCACGCCGATTCAAATTGGAGACGTGTCAACGTTGTCCGGCGTGGCGTCGTTCACGTCGCAGGCGTTCGTAGCCGAGTCGTTCCAAGAAATCACGATGGTCATCGAAGGGTCGGAGACCAATGCCAATTTCGATCCAATCTTGAACTTGATCGGCGCAGGTCCGACGGCCGGCGCGTCGAACATCGTGTATCAGACCTCAGCGGCGCAGGTACTGTCAGACAACACATCATCGATGTTCCTGGCCGTGTTGGACAGCGCAGGACCCATCAGCGTGCAGGGCAGGGTGACGATTTACCCGCTGGTCACTGGCCGCGTTCGCCATTACGAGAGCTGCTGGCACTCGTCAGGGGCGATCAGAAAAAGCACCGGGTGGGGGCAGTGCACCGATACCACCAACGGAATCACCGCCGTCGGTTGGACCGGTTCCACGTCGTTCACCGGCACCGTCCGCGTCTTCGGAATTCCCGCGTAGCACCGAAACCGAAACGACCAATCGAAAGGACCAGGAATGGCAAACCGAGAAGCAGGAGCACCCGTCCCCGTCGCGCCAGCGCCAGCGGCACCGGCCGCGCCGGCCGCGAACGCCGTGCAGCGCAGCGAGCAGGTCGACAAGATCATCGCGTCCACCAAACCGGGCGCCGTCGACGAGAGCCGCGCCGTTGCCGACACGACGGCGGCGGTGAAGGTATACGGGCGGCAGTACAAAACGGATTTCGACGATGGGAGCGTTGATGCTCCGCGCGCCATGCCGACGGTGCAGGACGTTGACGGTGCGATGCCGAGAGACGGCGAAGAGCCGGAGGCGGTGGTCGAGGAGAAGACGCCCGCGCAGCCGTTCAAGCGTTCGGCTGCTCCACTCGACGACGACAAGCCAGCCGAGGCGGCTGCCGAGGCGACGACCGAGGCTCCCGCGGCTGACCCCGCGAAGCCTGCGCTGATGAGCCGCGATGACCGGCGCAAGCTGTTGGCCGACCTGAGTGCCGAGAGCGAGCGCCGCACGAACGAGCAGAAGGTGCACGCCGACAGGCAGCGGGTGGAAAACCTGGAGGCTAAGATCAAAGGGTCGCTGGCCGACCGGCTGTCGGTGGTGTTCCCCGAACTCGCGGGCCAGCCCGAGGCGGCGCGCGACCGGTTGATCGAAATGCTGGTGTCGGGCCAGGTAGACCCCGCGCCGGCAGCCGCTGCGCCGGCGCCGGCCGAGAACGACGCGATCGCAGACCTGCGACGTCAGATCGAAGAGCTGAAGGGAACCTCACCCACCAATCCCGAGAACGTCGCGGGGGCTCGTCTGCGCCACGTCGTATCGACGATGGAGAGCAACGGCGTCGTGTTGCCGTTCTCGAAGCACGAAGGGGATGACGCGATTGCCATGGGCGTCAAGGTCGCGAAGAGCATGTACGCGATGCAGGGGAACAAGGGCCAGGTCGACGGCGCTCGCGTGATGCAGGTCGTAGAAGAGCACTTCGAGGAGAAGTTCGTGGCCAAGTATGGTCAAGCCGCCGCCGACGCGCTGAAAGGCGCGAAGCCTGCGCCTGTGGTCACCGAGACGCCGAAGGTGGAAACGCCGGCCGTCGTCCAGCGCCGCCCGAACGGGCGTAGGGGAACGCACGCAGCCGAGGGCAACGGCGACCATTTGCCGTTGGACATCTCGAAGCGTCACCGGTCCATTATGGCCGAGATCGATGCCTCCGAGGGAACCGTGCGCGCCGGTCCGCGCTGACGCCCGGTTGACAGCCGCCGCGCTTTCGCTACGCTAGTCAGGTAGTCAGGGCTCAAATCGAAGAGCCGCGCCCGCAATCGCATTGTCCTGGGCCGCCCTGAGTGAACCAAAAACTCAAGGAGGATTTCCCATGGCAACCGGTGGAACGATTTCGGCGCTGACGCCGTTCATCAAGCGAACCTACAGCGACTCGTTCGTTGAGACGCTCGCGTGGAAGAAGGGGCCGCTCGGGGCCATGATCCCGAAGGACAAGGCAGACGGCCAGCCCACGTGGGCGATGCGCGTGGGCAACAGCCCTGCGCGTTCTGCGACGTACTCCGTTGCGGCCACGCAGTCTGAGGCCTTCGCGACTCGCGGCGTGCAGCCCACGATTACGCAGCTTCAGAGCGACTACGGCCGGGCGACCATCGCCGGCAACGTCCTCGCCATCACGGGCAACAAGATCGGCGCCTTCTACGGCAAGTTCGTGGCTCAGATCGACGGCATCATGGACGCCGTTACCCAGAGCTTTTCGACCAAGATCTACCGCCGCGGCTTCGGCTGCATCGGGCGCTTGGCCGCCGCTGGAGCGACCCAGACCACGAACCCCCGTCAGTGCGACGTCACCACGACCACGCTAGTTCTGCGCCAGCGCGAGGACATCGTTCACTTCGAAGTGAACCAGCTGCTGAACTTCTCGCTGACCGAGGCCGCCAACCTGCTGCGCACGGGCGTGGTTGACCTGGGCGTGGCGGCGCTGAACACGAACAACGGGACGATGACCATGAAGGGGGTTATCAACACCGTCACCGGCACCATCGGCGGGGACTACATCTTCGCCAAGGGCGACCGTCAGGACAGCGCGACGCCGTCTCGGCTTTGCATCGCCGGCATGGATGACTGGTTGTCGGTCGTCGCCCCGACCCCCGGCGAGTCGTTCTTCGGAATGGACCGCTCCACGGACGGGCGATTGCAGCCTGTGATCGTGGACTGCACCGCGACCGGCGCGTTCGCCGGCATCAACGAAGAGGCCGCGATCATCATCGCCGCTTCCGAGGTCCGTCGCTTCGGCGGCCTGGTTACGCACATCTTCCTGAACGACACCCGCTACCAGAACTTGCTTCTGCTGGCGATGGGTCGCTACCGACCGGCGGTGGCGACGGGGCCCGCGAAGATTTCCTTCAAGGGAATCGAGCTCAACGTGGGGTCCGGTGGTTCGGTTGAGGTCTACCCCGATCCGTTCTGCCCGATGAATCGCATCTACGGCCTGCAGATGGACTCTTGGGAGGTCTCCGTCGGCAAGGACGGACGCATCCCCGGATTCCTCGACTGGGACGGAAACACCATGCTTCGCCAGGCGACTGACGACGGCATCGAGTGCCGCGTTGGTTACTACGCGGAGGTCAAGAACAACGCTCCGATCCACAATTTCGTCGTGACCTACGGCGACGCGTTCGGCGTGTAATCCCACCGCTGGTCAGGCTGCCTTCACGGGCGGCCTGACCGGCACCTCAACCAAAAGGAGATCACATGCCACGCGCAATCACCGTTCCTTTCGCGGGCCTCGTCCAGCCGTTCGCAGGCGGGACATGGTTCTGTGGTCGTGCTGTCACGACCACAAGCGGGACTCTGTCGACGGCGACACAGCCTGGCCTTTGGGCTCGTAGCCCGCTTCTGATCACCAAGACGGCGACCAAGACGGGACGCTACACGATCAACTGCGGGAACCCCTACATGCAGTTCTTGGGCGGGTTCCCTACCCTCATCGGCCCCGACGACGCCACCTGGGGCGCGAAGGCAAAGGGGATCAACTGGTTCTTTCGCGACATGGACATCGACGCGAGCGCCGGCTCTGCATCGGCGTCGGATGGAACGTGCGAGTTGCAGTTCACGAACCCGAGCACGGACGCGACAAATCAGATCGACTCCGAGCTGCCCGACGGGACGATCTTCACCGTCGCCATCCTCGTGGCCAACGGTACCTAACCGATGGCAAGCGATGACGAGCTGGTGATCCGACTGGCCCGCAAGGCCAAGGGGAAAACCACGTCAGGGGACTACGTCAACAAGGGCGACACGCCCAACGATGCCGCCCTCAAGGAAGACATCGACGAGAACCAGACCAATGAACTCGACGGCGTCTTGGATTCCGCTTGCGCGGACATCTACGACGCCATCGTATCCGAAGAGGACAAGGACAAGGCGTGCGACGCGATAAAAGCAGCGTTGCTCGACTTCGTTCACGCCTGCACCAAGGGCAAGGTCGTCTGACCCATGGCCGCCGTCACGGTCGCATCACTGATCGCAGACGCTCAGACCTTGAGCGACATCGGTCTGTCATCGTTCATCAGCCCGGCCGAATGGCTGACGCTAGTGAACGATGCTTACCGCGCTCTGTGGTCGACCGTGATCGGCGCCAACCCTGATTTCCGTGTCTCAAATCAGACGGTCACCATCACGAACACGGCGACGCCACAGGCAGCCCTTCCCGCCGACTACATGGACACGCGGGCCGTGATTCGAGACTACGGCTCACAGTCCGAGGAAATCTTGGAACGCGAGCAGTTCCGCGACGCACGCCAAACCAACAAGCGAAGCTACCGACTCGACGGCGTCAACCTCGTCATCGAGCCGTATCAGATGAGCATCGGCGTCTACACGCACCGGTACAACCCGGACGCGCCGGTGCTCGCTGCGCCCGACTCCACCGATGTTGAACTTGGTCGCTTCTCGGAGTTCCTCAAGCTGCACATTGCGATCAAGGCGCGCATCAAGGACGAGTCTCCATCGGAGAGCCTGATGGACCTGCTTTGGGGACAGCCAGGCCGCAAGCGCGGCGCCGTCGACGACGTTCGCGAATGGGCAGCCGGCAAACGAAGCGCCGACCCCGACAAACCCGAAGACGTGAGACCTCGCCGTAACCGCGGCTGGCCTTCGCGTTGGCCCGCATAGGAGAAAACGATGGCACTCACGATTTCGACAGCTTCCAAGAACCTCGGCCTCAACGCCCAGTTCGACGTGCTCAATGCCGGCTACCTGCGCATCTACTCGGGCACCCGGCCGGCCACGCCCGACACTGCGCTGTCTGGCAACACATTGCTCGCCGAGTTGACCTTTGGCGCGACTGCCTTTGCGGCGGCCACGGGCGGCACGAAGACGGCGAACGCAATCGGCAGCGACACGAGTGCAGACAACACCGGCACGGCGACGTTCTTCCGTGCGTTCAAGAGCGATGGGACCACGGCGGTAGTGGATGGAACGGTTGGCACGTCGGGAACGGATGCGATCATCAACTCCACTTCGATCGTTGCGGCGACCACCGTTGCGTGCACGTCGATGGTGCTGACCGCGGGCGGGTAACAGCCAATGGCGACGCTCGTCGCATACTGGAAGCTCGACGAGGCGTCGGGGACCACGGCGGCCGACAGCGCCGGATCGTCGCCGCTCACGCTGAACGGAGGCGGGTTTACACGCATCTCGCCGCCTGCCGCGATCACGTTCACTGACACGAACGCGCTCCTGTTCGACGGGAGCAACAGCTTTACAGCCGGCGCGGCCACGGGCTTGCCGAACGTCAACGCGGCACTCTCGCTCTCGCTGTGGGTGAAGTTCACAGGCACGGGAGGCACCCAGCAGCTGTTGGTTCTCACCGACAGTGTATTGACGGGCTTCCTGCAGATCGCAGAGCGCGGAGCGTTGCTCCGCGCTGAGAGGGGCGGCTCAAACGCTATATCCGACGGTCCCTCGGTTCCGACCGATGGCCTTTGGCATCACATCGCCTACACCCAGGACCCGACTGGCGGTGTTACGACTATCTTCTATTTCGACGGTACCGCCTACCCAATGACGGGGGCGACGCTGGACAGCGTCGCGACCGACTATGTCGCGATGTCCACATGGTACCCGTTCGGCGGGCCCTTGGAGCCGCTAGACGGCGCGCTCGACGACGTCCGCGTCTACTCCGGAATCCTGACATCGGGAGAGGTTGCGACGCTGGCGGCCGGGAATGAGTTGGGCGGCGGCAACGCGATGACCGTCGCGGGGACGGCGCCGGTTGCCACATCAGCCGTCTCGCTGGCGTCCACTGATTCGCTCACGGTTGCCGCCACGGTCCCTGTCGCCACTTCGGCGATCGCACTCGGCAGCACGGACAACCTCGCGATCGCTGGGGTCGTTCCGGTTGCCACCATGGCCGCCGCGCTCGTCAGCCCGGACTATGTGATCACCGTTGCCGCGACGGTTCCGGTGGCTACCAGCGCGACGGCCCTCGCGTCCACAGACGTGATGACGGTGGCTGGCGTGGCGCCTGTCGCGACGTCGTCAGCCTCCGTGGCGTCGACGGATTCCCTGGCCATCGCGGCGACCGTTCCCGTCGCGACGATGGCGGCCACGCTCACGGCCGGGCAGAACAACGTCACGGTCGATGCCACGGTGCCGCCTCCGACGTGCGCGGCGGCGCTGACGTCAACCGACTCCCTGGCGGTCGTCGCGTCGGTGCCCGTGGCGACGATGTCGGCGGCGATGAAGGCCGATCTGGTGATGACGATTGCTGCTATCGTTCCCGTTTCAACGATGGCGTGCACGCTGGCGGGACCTGTTCCGATTCCGACGCGCCCCGACGTGAGCGGGTTCCTCAAGAGGGTCTACCGCTGATGGCAAACGACCGAGGACAGCCGACTTCGACCGATGTCAACGACATCGAGAAGATGCTCAAGCGGGCGGGGCTGCCCGAGATTCTTCCCGAATTAGCCCCCAAGCTTCGCGCCATCACGGTCGCGACCGTCGCCCAGCTGCGAACCATCCCCGGCGACCTGAGCGGCAACCGCGGCCCCTCGAGCTGCATCCTGAACGGCACGGCGGCCCCTGGAGATGGCGGCTTCGGCCTGTTCTACTGGCACGACACGTTGCAGGCAGCGAACGGCGCCGCCTTCGACGACAACGGAGTGACCTACGTACAGGTGATGGGCCCCAACAGCCAGTTCAAGACGCCCGGCGCGTGGGTGCGTCAGCCGAACAGCGGTCGCCTCCTGCGTTCGACGGTGCTGACCGGCACGTCGCTGGCGGTATTCGCAGGCACCAAGAACTACCGTTTGCGTCTATGGGGCGGCGGCGGCGGCGGTGGGGGGGTGATCAGTGCGGCGTGTGCTGCGGCGGGCGGCGGCGGTTCTGGCTCGTACGCCGAGCGCTTCGGCAGCCCCATCGCAGAGGCGTACACGTTTGCCCTTGGCGCAGGCGGCACAGGTGGTTCGACGGCCGGTGGTAACGGTGGCAACGGTGGAGATTCGATATTCAGCGCTGGCGGCGTGACCGTGACCGCTCCGGGTGGCAGCGGCGGAAAGGGTGACAACGCCGGAACGGTGGGGGCCACCAGTCGCGCGCGGGCAGGAGGTGCTGGCGGCATCCAGTCCACCAATGGAACGACAAACGGAGCCGGAAGCCCCGGTGCGCCGGCAATCATGGTCCGGATCAACTTCGTCGATATCATGGCAACGTCTGGCGCGGGCGGCAGTTCCGCGCTGGGCGGCGGCGGCATAGGATACGAACGGTCGGTCACGTCGACGGCGGCCGGAAGCCCAGCGGCGGGCCCCGCCGCGGGCGGCGGCGGGGCCATCGATGACGGAACCGCCGCGCGAGCGGGCGGGGCTGGCGGGGCTGGTCATGGCATCCTGGAAGAGTACTCATAAAGTGTTGTACATTTATTCAAATGCGCGTAGGATTGACTTCGGAGGTTCCCATGACGCGCGCGATTCTTCTGATCTTGGTAGCGGTGGTAGGATGTGGAGTCGAGAAGGAGACTGACGAAATGCCAGGCGGAATCCCATCCACCGTTGTGACTTGGCCCTTGACGGGCGGCCTCGACACGTCGAAGTCGCCGCTGCTGCAGCAGCCTGGGACGCATCTCACGTTGGACGACGTGACACAGGAACGGCTCGGCGAGTGGCGCAACCGGTACGGGTTCACGCAGAGCGCGCTGGACACGACGGTGTACGGCGTGGCGCCCCTGATGGGCAAGCTGGGCGATGCGGGAATGTTCGCGCTCAACGATCAGATGGAATTGTACATGCCATCCCTTGGGTCAAATCGGTGGCAGAACGCCAGTCCGCCGAACATCGCAGACGACATCACGCGCGTCCCGGTAATGGCGACGGACAATCCCGTGATCGGGTTCGCGCAAGCAGGGAACATGTACCTCGTCGCATCGCTTGATAGCGTCGCGCCCGCCGTCGCACTGTTCGACGTACAGGGTAAAACGCTCGCGAAGGTTTCACTGTCACCGGGTCTCTACATCCGTGCTCGGTGCGCTGCCACAGCCGGCAAGCTCGTCGCGTACCTCGCGAGCACGGCGGGCAACCTCGTTACCTATGTTTTCGACGTCTCGACCGGCGTAGTCACCGGGCCGACCACGATCAAGGCAGGTGCGCACGCAACGGCGCCATTCCTCGACGCGCTCTGGGACGGATCATCAGCGACCATCACGGTGGTTGTTCGCATGGCGGCGGGCGACGCCGTGCGGTTCATGGAGCACGACCCTTCGACGGGCGCACTTGCGACTGATGTTGCGCTTGCGGCCATCGTAGGCAATTCGTGCGTGTCCCTGAACCAGGACTATAGCAACAGTGGGACGCGCTTCGTGACTGTCTCGGACTCGACGGGTCCGACGACGCGAATGCTGCGCGTGACCAGCGCGGGGGTGATTTCGCAGAACGATCTACTCGCGGCGGCGACGTCAACCGCGATGACCGGGGTTGGATACAACGCTGGTCTTTACTACGACGTCGTCTATCAGACGAACGACGCGCTACGAACGATCTTCATCTCCGGTCGCACCGGCGCAGGCATCTCGGCACCTTCCCAGGTCGCCGCCATGGGCGCCGCCGCCGACGGAATCACGCAGTCGATCGACGGGCAGGCATGGTCGCACGATGGACTGACGATGCAGTTCATCATCGGCGTGCACAGCACGTTGACGACGGACCCGCAAGACTCATGGATCAACGTGGCCAACCCGCTCGCGGGCATAGGGTTCAGGTCGCAATCACGAATTGCACCACTTCAGGCGCAAGCCATCATGATCAACGCGGCTGCAACGCAATCGGCGCTGTTCCAGCGCCCGGCGATTTCTTCCCACTCGTCGGCGTTCGCGCTTCCGGTCCTCGCGTCGTATGCGCTGGTCGCTGGCGTTGCGTCGCGACGATACTCGATCGACGTGTTTGCCCAGCAGGTCCTTGCGTCGTCCGACATCGCCACACGGGTAAACAAGGGTCCTCCCGTCCAGTACAAGCAAACATCGTTCGTCGCTGGAAATTCGGCGTCGTTCGTCGACGAGGGCACGATCGTCCCCATTGGGACATCTCGACCTCCGGGCGCGCCATACACGATCACGCAGGGCGCGGCGGGGGCGCTGACGCTGCTCGCGACGTATCAATATCTTTGGCTCATGGAGTGCGTTGACAGCGATGGCAACGTGTGGCGGTCGCCTCCGAGCATTCCGAAATCGGTGACGATGACCGGGGCTAACAACCAGAACACCGTTCAGTTCACGGCGGCGCCAGACTTTCAACTATCCAACAACGCCCGCGTGAAGCTCTATCGGACATCGGCGAACGGAAGCGTTTTTCGCCTCGTATACATGCAGTCCCTTGCTGGCTTCAGCGCCGTGGCATTCTCGGCCGTCGACACGCAGTCCGACGGCGCGATCGCGGCCTCCGAAATCCTCTACACCACCGGGGAAGTATCCACCGCAATCACGCCGCGCGCGTCTCATCTGATGACCGCGAAAGATCGGCTGTGGCTGGTGAACGCCGATTTCCGAACCGAGCTTTGGTATTCGAAGAACCTTCGGCCCGGTCGTCAGCCTGAATTCACGAATCAGCACCTGATCGACATCGACGACAACTACGGCGACATCACCGGGCTGTCGACGATCGACGACAGCCTTGTGGTGTTCAAGCGGAATGCGATTTACTTCGTCACTGGCGACGGGTTCGACGACGGTGGAGGCGGAACCAACGTGACCGCGATTCTCGCGAGTGGTGATATCGGTTCGATCCCCGGTTCGCCGATTGTCCAAGCGGGAGATGCGATCTACTTCGTGAGCGACCGAGGAATTTATTCGGTCAGCGCGAGCGGAACCGTTTCGTTCGTTGGTCGCGACGTCGATCGGTACATTAACCAGCCGCAGGTTCAGACGCCCGAGCGAATCTGGGATGGCGTTTGGGTGCCGTCGAAGAACGAAGTTCGCTTTGTCACCGACAACTACATCCTCGTCTATTCGAAGAAGTTCGCGACCGAGGCAAGTCTGGGCGTGGCGGCGGCGGGAGCGTACTGGTGCCGGTGGAAATTCGCGAACGGGCGGCGCGCGCTGGTAATCAACAATCAGATGGTCGTGATCAAGAGCGACGGGACCGTGTGGCGTGAGGGCAGCTCTTCGCAGCTCACCGACCAGGGCGCGGCCATCGCGGGTGTGATTCGATCGGCTTGGATCTCACCTGCCGGAATCGGCGGTTGGCTGCGCTTGCGCAAGGTCCGCGCGTGGGGCCTGCGGACCTCGGGCGGCGGCAACGTCACGCCGTCGATCACGGTCTACTTCGACAACAACGACGCGACCACCGAGACATTCACCGCGCCGGCTGCCATCGCCGGGACCACGACACCTATCGTCGCCCAGGCCGAGCCACGGCAGCGCCGCTGCACGTCGTTCTCAACGCAGTTTAACTTTCCGAGCGGCGATAACACGTTCAGACTGGACCAGTGGGAAGCGAGCGTGGCGGTCAAGCCAGGGCCTCCCAAGCAGGTCGGCGGGTCGGAGCGCTGGCGGTAGGCACGGGTGTTGCGTCATCCGACGTATGCTCTACGCGATTCTCCCAGTCCTGGTGCTCGTAATTGGCCTGCTACTGTGGGCGCTTGCAACCAACCCAATCGTCAAAGAGGCGGGACGATTGATGTTTGCAACGGGGCTTTTCGTCTCGGTGTGGATGTTTTCCCATGCCACCGTGCGCCTGCCTTGACGCCATGACCAGTAACGTTTGTTACGATATCCACCCGCCTCCGCCGCGTCACTTCCGCGAGACGGCGGTAGCGGACCGGGTCGCCAGGTTCGGCGGATACCTGTTCGTACAGACCGACGCTGGGTGGCGCGTCGTGGGCGCCGTGGCGCCGTCCAGCGACGAGGACGAGGAAGAGGAATAGCGACCGTTTGACGGCGCAGCCGTTTCGTGGCCTACTTACTTGGCCCGCCGAAGCGAAGTGACCTCGGGCAAGGTGACTTTGTATGGCTGTGACCTCAACGGTCAAGAACCCGGACGGGACGACCACCCAGACCACTGACCAGGGCGCCACGGTCATTCTCGGCGCTGACGGAAAGCCGATCAGCGCAACTGACAAGGACGGAAACAGCTTCCTCGACAAGCTGGGCGCGCCCAACGCCGGGGTAACCAACCTCGTCAAGGATACGGTCAAAGAGGTTCGCAACGTCGTCCAGGGGGCTCCCCCCGTCGATCCGATGTCCACAGGGGCCGGTAAGACGGCACAGGCCGTGGGTCAGACCGCGATCGACCGGTCGAACAACTTCCAGCCCGCTGCCGCGCCCCAAGCCGGCCACGATCCAGCGGCACAGGCCGAACTGGATGCCGCGAAACAGCGGCTAGCGATAGTTCAGAACCCGCCGCCTGGTGCGCAGCCAGATCTTCCTCCGCCGGGGATGAGCCAACAGCAGTACGTCGCGCAGCTCCAAGCCGCGGTCAACGCCGCGCAGTCCAAGGTCGACAATTCGATCGACCCTCGCCTGCTGGTCAATCCGACGTACGCCGCCGCATCGCCGACGGTCACCGCGCCCACGATTTCAGCGCCGACGGTGGGCGCTGCCGCGCCGACACAGGTCGCGCAAGTCGATCCGAATTCTCTCCCAACGGTGAGCGGCGGAAACTACAGCTACAACCCGTACCTCATCGACCCGTCGTCTATTCCCAACGCCGTTGCTGGAAGTGCTGGCGGCGCCTCGGTCTCGGCGAAGATGATCGACCCGACCGGGCTCAACATCGACAAGGGCGCCGTTCCCGATATCGACATCAGCGGAACCGTCGGGCGAAAGGCGCAGCTCGAGGCCCTTGACCTGAATCGCACCGCGGCCCTTGGCCTCGCGCCCAGCGCGGCGCAAATCTTGATGCAGCAGGGGATCGACAGCGCCGTCGGAAGCGCCTACGGGCTCGCGGCATCGACCCAAGGGCGCAATCCAGGCGAGGCGCTACGGCAGGGCGTGACGACCGCGGCGGATCTCACGGGCAAGTCGGTGGCGCAGTCGGCGGCCCTTCGTGCGACCGAGATGGCAGAAGCGCGCGGTCAGTTCGGGACGCTGGCGAGCCAAATCGCGGCTGGTGACATTCAGGTCGCGCAGTCGAACCAGACGAAGAACCTGCAAGTCGAAATCACGAACCTGAACGCAAAGATCGATGTCCTGAAAGCGAATCAGCAGGCAGATCTCCAGGCGGGCATCGCAACCGCTTCGAACGCGACCGCAGCCAGCATCGCGACGCTTCAGGCGCAGACGCAGGTTTCTATCGCGAACCTAAACAAGTCGGTAGCGGTGGACATCGCGAATCAGACTGCGAGCAACGACGCGAGCAAGAGCGCGGCGGCAAACGCCCTGGCGGCAGCGACCACCGACGCGGTCAACAAGGTCAATGTCATCTCGCAGAACCTGCAAAACGCGCAGTCCGCGAACAATCAGACCGCGGCGAACCAGCTTGCAGTGCAGCTTGAGCAGGCGCGCGAAAGCCTGATTTCGGCCCAGGCAAATCAGACTGCATTGCTTGACGCGAGCAAGACGAACGCGACGAACGCGACGAACGTCAACATCGCGAACGCCAGTAACGCGAACGGAGCCGCGCAGTTCAACTCGAACACGATCCGAGGCGTCCAGTCGACCAATCAGGCGGCCGGGCTGAGCGAGCAGCAGATCAACAACGTGATGCAACTTGGGCTCTCCGGCCAGGCGTTCAACGCGGCGGCGCTCGGGTTGCAGACGCAAGCGCAGTACCAGGCCGCGAAGGCCGCCTATGACGCTGGCTTCGCGCAGTTCCTGATCGCAGGCGGCAAGGTTGCGGCGGCAGGGGCAACGGGCGGGGCAAGCATGGCGGTTCCGACGGGCGGGAGCGGCATCACCTACGGCGCCAACGGCTCTCCGATCATCGCGTGACCCATGGCTGAACTCACGATCAACACCGCGCCCGCCGTCTCGACCTGGGAAAACCGCGTCTCGACGGCGCTCCCCGGTTCACGCGACGAGGTCACGCACGCGCTGGCGCCTGAACAGCTGGCGGTCGGCGAGGACCAGCAACGGCTACTCGACGAACAGAAGCGAATCGAAGAGCAGCATGCGCTAGCGACCCAGGCTGAGAACACCGTCAAGGCTGAGACGTCGCAGCAGATGGCGGCCGCGGCCCTTCAGAAAGAGAAGGACCACGAGGCCGCGATCGTGTCGAGCGACAAGCAAATCGACGAGTGGCGCACGCGAATGCGCTCCGCGAATGATGCCTATCAGTCGGCGCCGCTCCCGTCGCTGTTCAAGTCTGGCGAGACCGGACGCAACGTCCTGAAGGGGATCGGGCTGCTACTCGGGGCGATCGGAGACGCTCGGCTGACCACGGCGACGATGCTGTCAGGTCACGCGCCGTCGGGCCGCTCTTCGGTGGACGAGATGATTCAAGCCGATTTCGCGTCCCAGCGCGAGGCGATCGAAAAGCTCAAAGACAATGCCGTGATGGCGGCGGCCGGGCTGAAGGACGCGAAAGAAGGCCGCGCGCTGTTGCTGGCGAACCTCGAAACGAAGCAAGCCGCGGTGTACGACCGCATCGCGAAGATTTCAGCAGCTCGTCTCGACGCCATCAAGGACAAGGGCGCACCGAACCAGCCCGGAACCGACGCGGCGACGCTGGGCAAGGACTCGCGCATCGCCGAGTGGCAGGACAAGGCGCTGGAGAAACGCGCCGCCGCGGTGGCTCCGCTAACCGAGTCCATCACGAAGAAGTTCGGCGGGACCGCAGAGCGCACGACGCGGGCCCCGACGCAAGCGTCGGGCGGCGGCGGTGTCGAGGCGGATAAGAACGCGGCGAACTTCAACCTACTGCGCGAGCATTCGGAGTGGCTCGCCGACAACATGGCGAAGCTCACGCCCGCCGACGTTGAGGCGATCAACCGCGCCCGCAGCCAGGACACGCTGATGCAGGGGAACAAGTACGTCGGAGCGGCGGCTGGGACATTGGCCATCGACACGCAGGCCGGAATGTCTTCGCTCGGGAAAGAGTACCTCGATCGAGCAAGCCGCGCCGAGGATGCGATCGGGCGCCTCAAGTCAGGTGGCGCGATCAACGGCGACGAAGATACGCGGTTTTCGCGGTGGGTAACCCCCGTCGTCAGCGACAAGCCACAAGATCGATCCATGCGCGCCAAGAACATGCGCAAGGACGTCGAAACTATCGGCGGCTTCATGGACCGCGCGCCGCGCAACACCGTTTCGCGGCCCGAGGGACCCGCGGCGCCTACTCCGAAGGTGGAGACCGACAAGGACCGCGCGATCCGATTGCTGCGCGCGAACCCTGCGCTTCCCGGTGCCGCCACGATCAAATCCAAGCTTGGAATCACTGACGCCGAATTGCGAGGGGCTCCCTGATGGCCGATCCGACCACAGACGAATGGTCCGAACTCGTCAAGCGTGTTGCTGGCGTTTCGCCCGATGCGACAGGAACGAAGGAACCGCCGAAGCCCAGCAAGAGTGAAGTATCGGCGCGTGGGTTCCTTCAGGGCGCGACGTCGAATTGGGGCGACGAGGCGGCGGCGCGCGTCGACCAGGGCATCAGCAAGATTCCCGGCCTTCGGTCCATCCTGCCACAGGACGAACGGTTCCCCCCGCTGACCGACCCGGACGTCACCTACGAACAGCGACGCGACGCGTACCGTGACGCCAACCGGGTTGCTCGGGCAGACGACCCGGCGCGGTTCGGCGCCTACGAGGTGGGCGGCGCGCTGCTGCAACAGGGCGTGCTCTCAAAGACGCCGCTCGCGCCGTTGGTCAACCCAGCCGGGGCGCGCACGGGGGCCGCCTCCGGTGGCGTCCAGGGGGCGATTGCGGGCGCCGGGGCATCGGAGGGCACGACCATCGGCGACGTCGCCAAGGACGCTGGCAAGGGCTCTGCGGCGGGCATCGTGTTCGGCGGCCTGGGAGGGTTCCTCGGAAACGAGGTCCCCAAGGGTGTGCCTGCGCCAACCACGCTCCAGAAGCTCGGGTCCATGGCATCGGGCGGCGCCAAGAAGGAAATCGCGGAATTCCGCACCGCCATCGGCGCCGTGTCGAAGGTCTACCCCAAGGTATCGAAGGCGTTCGGGGACCCGGACGCCGTAATCGCGGCCACCGCCCAGCCGAAGGCCGAATTGATGGCCAAGCGGGATGCGCTGTATGCGGCGGCGGACGATGCAGCGGCGAAGGGGTCGGCCGTTCCTCGCGCCGTGGACGAAACGCTCGACACGACCGTCGCCACGCCGAATACGCCCATGTCGGAGATGGTCCCGCGGGCAACGGGCGGCGTTGACCCGTCGCTTGGAGCCTCCGGGCGCGCGGCACTGCCGGATGACACCGCGACCCTCGGCCAGACGCAACGGATAGACACCCGCGCCGTCCAGACGCCTGGGCCGCCCCTGGCTTCGATGCCCGAGGCGGGCGGCGGCGTCCCTGTCGCGCCGATGCTGGACAAGCTGCACGCGCTGGAAGGGCTCGCCAAGAGCGCGAAGGGGCCGGGCGGTGTCGAACAGCCCGCCGTCGCCAAGCTGATCGCCCAATTCCAGGCGAACGCGGGCGACGCGTCGACGGTCCCCGCGGTTCAGGTTCGCAAGTTCATGACCGACTACCTAGCGCCCGACAAGCTCCCGACGGCGCAGACGTCAACGGAAATGGCCAAGCGCGAGGCGTACAACATCCTCCGCGACGAGCTTCACGGCCACGTCGAAGCGAACCTTGGGCCGGCGCAGCGGGCCGAACTGGAGAAGACCAACCAGCTTTTGACCGGCCTGATCCACATCGAAGATATTGCGGTCGCGGCGCAGAAAAAGGCGCTGGTCACGGCTCCGAAGCCCGAGAAGGCCATGGGCGAGAAGGAGAAAATCAGCGAATACTTCGCACGCGCGCCTGTCGCTGGCACCGCGGCGAGAACCATCGCCGGGGGTTTGAAACAGATTTCGCCCGCGCTGTCGCGCCCGGTCATTGATCGGCTGTCCGGCCAGCACCGTGAAACGCTCGACACCATCGCAGGCGCCGCGAAGGCTGGCGACCGTGATACCGTATCGAAAACCCTCATGCAGACGATTTTCGGTGACTGAAGGTGGCGAAATCATGGCTCAAGGAAGCGCCAGAAAAAGCACCCGCGCTCCCACCGCGCGTGTCGCTGGAGATTCTGATCGCTCACGAACAGGAACTCGAAGCGGCGGGGCATCCCGATCCGGCGATGGCCTACATCAGGGAGCATGCCGCCGCGATCGAACTCGACAGTTGGGGCAACCCGTTGCCGCTGTCCGACGGAGAGCAGGACTCCGTCGATTGGATGACGTGGCTTCTCGCGGCGCCGTTGCAGCGCCTGGATCAGCTTGTGCGCTCGGGAACCATCACAGACGACGATGCGATCGCGGTGCAGTCGGTGTTTCCCGAGGCGTACGCAAGCTTGACGCAGTCTGCGTCGTTCGACCTGATCAAGGCGGGGCCCCCGATCGAAGCGTGGGCAGAGTGCGCGCTTTCCGTGCTGTTTCAGCAGCCGATCGAAGCGGTGTATTCTGGACAGCAACAGGACGCCGGAGAATCGAAACCACAGCAAAGTTCCAAGCCGTCGACGGATGGCGCAACGCAAGCCGACCGACGTGATCCGTCGCTGAGGGGATGACCAATGCCAATTACCACAGACAACTTCCAGAACCAGTCGATCGGAATGGGCTTTCAGGCGAACGCGGGCGTTATCCGCCTGTTCAGCGCCCAGGCCCTCGCGGTCGCGACCGTCGTTTCAGCCCCAATCGACATGAGCGCGCTCAACGCCAGTTCTGACCTGTCGATGGAATACAACGCGACGGGTACCCCGACGGGCGTGTTCACCTGGGAGGTCAGCAACGCTTACGACCCCGGTCAGAACCCGGGCGCTACGTTCGTGACGGTACCCGACGCTGACACCAAGCCGTCGTTGGTGGCCGGAGCGCTGGCGGGCGCCGCAAAGCAGTACATCGGGAGCTTCCTGCGCCAGGGAATCCCCTCGGCGAAGTGGGCGCGCCTGCGCTACGTCGGCTCGGGCGGCTCGGGCGTGCTCGACGTCTGGATCTACCTGCGAGGCGTGGCGAGGTGAGCGCGCCGTTGCGAGTCGTGGACCCGCGCGGCGCGCCGGAGCCGACGGTGAACCTTAAGCCCGACATGACGTGGTGGCAAAAGACGCTGGCCGGCATCGCGGCCATGTTCGCCACCGCGTTCATGTCCTTCGTGGGCTCGCATTGGGGTGGCGTTACGAACGACCAGCTAACGAAGGCCCTGGGCGACCAGGAACAGCGCCTGGGGAAGCGCATCGACGACGTGGGCGCGAAGCTGGCGAAGGACGGCGACGAGATGAAGCGTTACGTCGATGCGAAGACCACGACCATCGCGTCGCCAAAGAAGCCCAAAAAAACCCCTGTCAAACCTACAGACTCGACCCCATGATCGAGGAAACGAGGAGACGTGAATGATAATTCCATCGACGGGGCCGGGGGTGGTGTCTGGGACGGAATTTGGCGAGGCAAGGCCAGCAGTCTCCGAAGAAATCTCGCAAACGTCGCCGGCAAAGCGGCAAGAATCGCGACTCTTGTCGCAGAGGGCGCACGCCTTGTCGATCGCCTTCCAGACGCGGATCGACAGGTGGAAGTCCTTGGCATCGCAGACGAGCTAGAGAGCCTCGGCGGCGTAGCAATCGACACGGCCAAGGTACTGCGCGCGGAGGCCGGAAGCGCCTCGCCATCCCACCGAGGCTTCTGGGCGAGGCTATTCGGTGACTGATATCCCACCCGATGACGAAATCGAGTTGGACGCGTCGGAACTGATCCCGCCTCCCGAGCTTGACCCGTTCGGCGATGACGAGCCGACGTTGCGTGACCTGCGCCGACTGTGCCCTGGCTGCGCTGGCGAACAGTTCCGCCTGGGCGAGGACGAGCAGCCCCCGGCGTCACACGCGCAGGCCTGGCGCCGCGGGCCGCTGCGCAACGGGAAGCCCGTGTACGAAGAAGGCGGCTGCCGGGGTAACTGGACGTGGTACTGGTGCCAGCGGCACGAGGATTACGGCCACGTTGGCGCGCTTGTGATCGTCAGCAAGCCCGGGGAGGGCGGCATGCTCGTGTTTTTCTTCCCGGACCGTCGCATCGAGGCGCGGCCGGTGGCTACCGATCGGCGGCGCAAGTGAACCTCGCCCACGGTGAACTGGCCCGCATGCAGCTACTTACCGCCGAGACGCGCGATCGAGTCTGGTGCGTGATCGATGACATGGCCGCGCGCGGCTTCGACGTCTACGTGGGAAGCACGGCGCGCACCGCTGCCGAGGTCGCCAAGGCGGTGGCAACCGGGCACTCGTCAGCTGACCAAAAGCACTCCTGGCACGAACTGGGCCGCGCGGCCGACCTTCGCCAGCGCAAGGCAGACGGCGGCCCCAGCTTCGACCAAGGACCAGCGTCCGAACCGTTCTGGCGCGCGCTGTACGCGGCGGCAACGGCCCACGGGCTGCGGTCGCTGGCGTACCGGCCCGACGGCTCGAAGCTGCTCATCCAAGGGACCAAGGGACCAATCTGGGACAGCGGGCACGTCGAATGGCGCCAGCCGTACGCAACGCTCGCCGAGGCGATTGCCGCCGAAGGGACATCATGACCAGCGAACAACTGTCCACCGTCGAAGGAATCGTCGTCACGCTGGCCAACGGCGCGGCCTACCTTTACCCGCCTGCCGCGCCGCTTGTGACCGCGATTCGCATGCTCCTCGAGGCAGCCGAGGAACACGGCATCCTTCCGACCGAGGTCCCGTCGGAGCAGCTCGCGGCGATTGCGGCAGGCATGGCGGCAGCGCGGGCGAGTGCGATTACTTCGGACAGGGCTCGGCGCAAGTAGCCGACGCCAGCGCCCATTGGACAGCCTCGCTGAACGGCGACAGCTCGAACTCGACGCGTGGGTTGTCCTTGTCCCACGCGATGCGCGAACCGTCGAAGCACTCGATCAATCGGTCATTCGCCACCAGCCCTGCGCGCTCTACGACGTCGCACAGGGCCTTTAGGTAGTTCCCAAGGTCGCCGGTGCGGCGCTCCCGGTAGAACGTCGCCCTGAGCCAGACGGGGGCCTTCGCGGGCATGATTCCATCGCGCCAGTCCTTGCGGAACATGATCTGTTCGATCGCCGACTTTTCCCATGACACGTAGGGCGCCGACTGCGCAACGAACGGCCGCCCGGTCTTTCCGCGAAAGATGCGCTGGTGATTGGACTTGGTGACCGGGGCGCCACGGATTGTGAAAATCACTTCCGCGCCTCCGCCCGCGCCTTCCAAATCTCCGCATCGTGCTCAGCTGCGTTCGCCCGTGCGACCAGGGCGGCGTTCTGGGCAATCCGGTACTCGTCCTGCTCTAGCGGCGCCGCCATCCTCCGCGAATCCTCGGCCGCGCTGTCTTCCAGGCTTTTGATCCTGGCGTCGCGGGTGACAACACGGGAGTGCACCTCGGACAGTTCGCGCGACAGACGTTCGATGGTCGCGTCTCGATTGGCCGTCTCGGACGCGCGCCACCGACGGGCCTCGTCCCGTTCCTTCTCGGCGGTCGCGAGCCGCGCTTCGAGGGCGTCGGCTTCGTCGGCCATCTTCAATTGGTCTTGCCACGTTGGTGCAACAGGCCCCGGGTAGCACGATGCGGCGGCGCGTATCCGCTGCCCCAGCGTCCCCTTCGCCGGTTCGGCCGGGGGATGCGCAGGGCCATTCACGGGCGGCGCTTTCGCGTCAAGCGGCTCGTTCATCAGCGCGCGCGAGTCTTTGTGCGGCTTGAACTGGTCCACTCGTGGCTTCGCTGCCTCGACCGCTCCGAGAATACGTGCCTTCGCGACGACATTGCACTCGGCTGCGGCATAGTTTTCGCCGCACCCGGCAGCTTCGCATGCTTCGCACATCGGTCCTGAGAAGCGCATCGAGTCCCCGCCACACGGGCAGCACTCGCAGTCCGACGGTTCATGCGCGCACAGGTAGCCGCTTCGACAACAGCCATTCACGGGCGGCGGGGGCTGGGTGGGCAGTTCCGGCTTGCGCGCCCGGGCCAGAGAGAAGAGGGCTGACCGATGGTGTTCCGGCTTGTCAGAGCCGAACAGCCTATTCGCGTGGCTCAACTGCTGAATCTGAAAGTCTATCGGCAGCCCCGTCATCTGCTGACCCAGCAGCGAAAATGCCTTCGTGATCGCGACCCACTTCGGATTGTCGTGCGTGCGATCGGGGTCGCCGTAGCCGTCCGCCTCGTATCGCTCGTCCCGCAGGAGCAAGCGAACGTCGACGTCGCGCCACGAAGGCTTTCCGCTGCCCGCCATCGACGATCCGACGTGATACGGAATCTCGCCGAAGGCATCGCGGACAATCTGCCCGAAGTCTTGCAGGTACAGCGACGCCGGCATGCCGATACCTGGCGACGTCTTTCCCGTCGCCTCACCCTGCCGCACGGGGGGCGCAGCGGGCGGGGAGGCTGGCTCTTGTCCCCAGATAGGGCGGTAACCGTTGGTGCCGACGTCCGTCGCGACCGGCGCGCGCCTGCGGGCCAGGTCGGCGAGGAACCATTTCATGTCCGCGCGTCGCTGCTGAGAGACCCCCGCGTAGATAAATGCGGCCTCCAGTTGATCCAGCGTGAACGTATCACTCATGGGTTGCACCATCCGACAAGCACGATTCCCCAGATCAAGCCGACGAACAAAAGCGCCTCGCCGAGTTCGCCCCACGTCATTTCCGCACCGACGGCAGAAGGTTCGACAACTGAACCGCCGCGTTCTGGTACGCCGCTCGCGCCATCGGATCGGAAGCGCCAGCCGCGAGCCTTCGGCATTCTTCGACACATCGATTCTTCATGTTCGTCTCTCCGTTCTTTTCGATCTCGTCGATGACGAGTGGAATGCTTCGGTCAAGGGTTCGCTTCGCGGTCCGACGTTGGCGGGCGTTCATGACGCATTGCCTAAAACGGTATGGAGTCGTCGTCGATCGGCGGCGCGGCTTCCGACGGAGCCGAATCGCGAGGAGCCGCGTTGCCGTCTTTCGAACCAAGCATCACCATTTTGTCGACGGTTATCACCGTTTTGTAGTGCTTCACGCCGTCCTTTTCCCACGTCTCTTGACCGATGCGACCTTCGACGTAGACCGACGAGCCTTTCTTGAGGTACTGCGCGCAAATCTCGCCCGTCTTGCCCCACGCTTTGATGTTGTGCCATTCGGTCTTCTCTTGCTTCTGGCCGGCCTTATCCTTCCACTTCTCGGTGGTGGCGATTGAGAATTCACACACGTTGGTGGACCCGACGTTTTTGTTGACCGGGTCCTTGCCTAGATTCCCGATCAACATTGCCTTGTTCAGAGATGCCATTAGTCGTTTCCTCCCATTTCCTCGAACGAATACATTCCACTGGTCGCGTCTGGGTACACCTGGCGCGCCAGCTTCGACGACGCGCGGGCGACGCACATGTCCTCAGGGTTCTTCGCCCACCCGCCGCCAGGGCGAACCAGCCCGGCTGCTTGCGCCATCTCGACGGTGAATGTGCGCCGCTCTTCCTTCGGCGACCCCTTGCGCTTCGTGACCGCGGTTGCCCCCTTCGGCGACACGTCCTCAAGGTAGAAGTATTCGCAGTCGGGCGACCGCTTCGCCATGCCGACGAGCGTCTGTGCGGGAATCGTCAGTTTGCCGCTGATTTCCTGCAACAGCATCATCGCCGCCGTCGGAGACAAGCCGAGATCCTTCCCGCGCAGGAACACGGTCACGAGCTTTTCGGGCGTCGTGAACGTTCCTGAGTACCGCGAAGTGATCATCATCTGCGCCAGCAGTTTCAGTCCGTACATCCCAGTCGGCTGGAGATTCTCGTCGAACTGCCCGTAGGCAATCGCCTGCTTGTCGACGGTCGCCAGTGCCGTCGAACCTTGACCCGCCGCCGCAGGAGGCACGGTAGCCGCTGGCGCGGGGGCCGATAGCTCCGGGGCGGCGGGGTTCGGTTTCTCTTCCACCGAGGGCCTAGACGGGCTCGGGATAGAATCTTGCACGCCCGGTCCGGGCGAAATCATGTCCTCGAAATCAACGTCTGTCGTCGTCAATGGTTGGATCTCCCTGTACTCGTACAGTTGTTCGATCTTGATCGGGGCGTCGTATCGAAGCGAGACCAGCTTTGCGGCAAGGCGGACGTCGGCTTCGGCTGCAAGCAGGGCTCCGTGCATTGCCAGCGGGTGTTTTCCGTCGGCGGTGCGCCAGAACGGATTCGTCGCCACGTCCGGCATGTTCTTCGCGGCTTCATAGATCTTGTCGATGCCGCCGAAGGTGTTGATCAGGAGCGCCGCCGTGGTCACGCCGATGCCCTCGGCGCCCTTGATGTTGTCGCTCTTGTCCCCGCAGAGCGCGAGAAGCGCCGAGAACTGCGAAGGCGTGACGCCGAACTTGGCAACGATTTCGTCGATGCCGCGAGTGACCCACGGATCGTAGGCCGTCGATACAATGGAACACGCCGAGGAGACGAGCTGCGACAGGTCTTTGTCGGGCGATACGATCGTGACCTTGTGACCGGCGAGCGTCAGCGCATCGGCGGCAGTCGCAATCACGTCGTCAGCCTCGAACCCGTCCGCCTCCCACAGCAACCGCGCGTCCTTGCGCAGGCGTTCCTTCAGGTCGTCGAAGGCCGAGAAGAACGAGCGCGGCTTTTTCTCGCGCTGGGCCTTGTACTCAGGCGAGATGTCCTTGCGCCAGTTAGTCTTTGAATCACAGCAGATTGCTACGTAGGCACCGGGAACGACGTCCGCGGCCTTCGCCACGGAGCGAAGAACGATTTCGTGGACCTTCGATATCGGGTCGGTTTCTGGGACCACCGAATAGGCTTGGTGGTAGAGGGCGGACAGGTCGATCAGGGTGACGGGGCGGGAAATGTCTGGCGTCATCGAAGGATCTTCCCTTCTCGCGCGTCCGTTCCGTTGTTCCCGTCGCAGTCCACCCCCCGTGCAACGTCCATGGCGGCATTCAGCTGCACCGTTGCGTTGATCAACGCCGACACGGATTCGGTCGGCATGATGTATTCGAGAGCCGCAAGTGCCTTGCGCGCTTCGGCGACTACCTCTGGGCGGCTCGCCTTGTATTCGATGAACACTTCGCGCGCCTGAATCCGAAGCGCGCCGTGCACGACCGAAGTCGAGTCGTAGTGCGCGACTTCCTGGAGCAAGGCCATCGCGATTTTCAGCCTGTCAGCGTCGGTCAATTTGGTTGGCATGAAGAGACGATAACCCAGCCGATGGAAATGTACAACAATTATTTTCTGGTTTCTTTTGCCGTGCAAGATCCGATGAACGCGCGCACGGCATCCGCGATCGACATGCCAAATAGGTTCGCGTACGTCTGGACCTTGGCCATCATTTCAGGCGACACCCGAAGTTCGATCCGCTCGGTCAGTCGTGGGGCGATTTCTTTTTGCTTGCGTTCCATGGCGAAAACTGTACAACAAAACATTATGGCAAGCAAACCGAAACGCCCGCCCCGCCGTTGTGGCCTGTGCGGAGCCGAGCGGACCAACACCGCCACCCACCCGAATGGAGCTACCGATGGCAAAAAAGAACACGAAAAAATCAGAGACGCCCGAGAAGCCGGCAAGGACAAGACGAAGCGAGCTTGAGCTGGTCGTCGCCGCGCTGGCCCGTGTGGTCGACGGTGACCGGAAGGCCGCGGAGGCGACCAGGAAGCGCGCGGCGCTATTCGGCGCGCAGATTCAGAAGCTGATCGGATGGGGCAAGGCCGAGCTGGCGATGAGCCCGGATGAGGCGTACGACCTCGCGACGGAGCTTCAGCGCGAAGGGTTCGAGCCTCCGAAGGGAGCGACTGCGCGCGGGTTCGCGACAGGCGATCCGGTGCAGATTCGCGAGAAGTTCGCGGCGGAATACGCGGCGGTCTATCCATCTGATGTCCTCGGGTCGATGATCTACAGCCTCGTCGACAAGGTTACCGGAACCGTGATTTGCATGTCTGCGCTCGGCGACCAAGTCTTGACCCGCGCAGCGCACATCGAACGGCGCACCGCGGACGTCCTGCCCGAGTAGTTGACCGAAAACCCAAGCAAGGAAAATCAGATGAAGCCGACCATTGGAAGAATCGTTCACTATCACTCCTACGGAACGCCCGGCGGTGAGTTCAAGCCCGCGCCGCGCGCCGCGGTCATCGCCGACATCCACGACGACGAAGAAATCAGCGTGGTCGTGCTGAACCCATCCGGCCTGTTTTTCAACAAGGCCAAGCACGCGCCGGACGACAAGCCCACGCCTGGCCACTGGAATTGGCCGCCGCGGGAGTAGCAAGACAGCGCGCGGCCTGGGGCCTCGTCGGGTTCGATTCTCGACGCGCGCACGATGGAACCAAAATGGGAATTGCACATGGGCGATTGCCTCGACCCTGTCACCGGGATGGCATCGCTCGCGGACAAGTCGGTTGACCACGTCATCACGGACCCGCCGTATGGGGCGAGGACGCACGAAGGTCAGCGCGTGAACAGCAACGACAACCGAGGCAAGGGAACGATCGCCAGAAATGGCCTAGGTTATGGCCATTTGTCGTCGGAGATGCTCGAGCAGGTGACCAAGCAATTCTCACGCGTCCGTCGCAAGTGGATCTTCGCGATGACGTCCCACGATCTGTTCCAGTGCTGGGAGTCGCAGCTAGACGGCTACACGTTTGCGCCCGTGCCGATCGTGTTGACAGGGATGACCGTGCGAATGGCGGGCGACGGGCCGTCGAGCTGGACGGTGTGGTCGGTTGTGAATCGTCCGATCGGACTGAAGGATGGGACCAAGCCAGGCGCCTACGTCGGATCGCCTGGCGCGGGGCCGGCGCGCGGCGCCGGGGTCGTCAAGGGCAGCAAGCCCGATTGGCTGATGGAGAAGATCATCGGCGACTATACGACGCGCGGCGAAACGATCCTTGACCCGTTCTCCGGAAGCGGAACGACCGGTGTCGCCGCAATTCGCCTCGGTCGCAACTTCATCGGCTGGGAGCGCGACCCGAAGTATCACGCGATCGCGCTGCGACGACTGAAGAACGCACGCGAACAGATGACGATCGGTGGGACGTAATGCAAACAGCACTATTCACGCCTCCCGCCCGTGCCGTTGACGCCGGATGGAGCCGACGAAAATACCAGATCGATTGCGCCGATGCCGTCTTTCATCAGTGGGAGAAGGTCCGCGCAACGGTCGTCATCATGGCGACTGGTACGGGGAAGACGCGCACGGCGGCCCTCGGCGTGATTGCTCGCATCCTGCGCGAGAACCCGCGCGCTCGCGTCTTGGCCGTGGCGCATCTCAACACGTTGACAAAAGCGCTTCGCGAAGAGTTGTTCAAGATGCTCGGTGAGCCAATCGCGCTGGAGCAAGGCAAACACCACTGGACGTCGGAACGCGTGTGCGTCGCGAGCATCCCGACGCTCTACAACGACAAGCGTCTTTCTTTCATCGCACCAACGGTCACGCACGTAATATATGACGAGACGCATCACGCGAGCGGAACGAAGAACACGAAGGTCCTCGACTCGATGCCGAAGGCAAAGATCCTCGGCCTCACCGCGACGCCACGACGACACGACAACGTGTCTCTCCGGTCGGCGGGCTTCGAGTCGGCGGCGTACGAATATCCGATCTCAACCATCGTTCGACCGTCTGGCCTTGCCGTCGAAGGAGCGATTCAACAGGGCTATCTCGTCCCGGTCCTGATGGCGCCCGCGCGCATCGCGGGGCTTGAATTCGGTCACCTGAAGCGCAAGGACTTCACCGACGGAATCGTTGGTGAGATCATCGGAGGCGCTTCGATTCTTCGGTCCATCTGCGAAAGTGTGATCCGATTGGCTGAGACCCGCGTGACGATTTCTTTCTGGCCGACGGTCAAGGTGGCCTACCTCGCCGCGGCGTTGTTCAACGAGCTGCGACCTGGGTATGCGCGGGCCATCGATTGCAAGATGGACGGGAACAACGGGGACGTGGCGTTGCGCCTGAAAAACCAGGCGATCGACGATTTCAAAGCCGGCAAGTTTCAGCACGCCTGCAACGTCGGTGTGCTGGCTGAGGGCTTCGACTACCCGGCAATTTCCTGCGTCGTGAATGCGGCGCCGACGGAGAGTCTGCCCGCGTACCTTCAGCGCATCGGCAGAGGGACGCGCAACGTCTGCAAGGTCGACGAGTATGAGACGGCAGCGGAGCGACGGGCGGCGATTGCAGCATCGGAAAAGCCGAACCTGTTGATCATCGATGTGGTCGGGAGCCACGGAAAGTTCAACTTGGTGAATGCGATCGATGCGCTGGGCGGCGACGTTGACTCTGAGGAAGCGGAGGCCGCCGAGAAGGCAGCGGAAGCGGGTAAGCTGTCCGTTGATGAAGCCGTTATCCTAGGAAAGGCCGAGGTTGCGCGGAGACGGAAGGAGCACGCCGAGAAGCTGGCCCGAGCGAAGCCGGTTGAAATCACGTTCGGCGACAAGGTCAATCCGTTCGAGGTTTTCGGGATGCCCACGCCGACGGTGCAGCCTGGCGCCGCGCCGATGCCACCAGCCACACCGGAACTGCTCAAGTACCTGAAGGATGCGGGCATCGACGTGCCGGCCGAGACGCCGCACGACGTTGCCCTGGGGTTGCGGCGCCAGGTGGACATGCGGAAGCGAAAGCACCTCGCGAGCTTCAAGCAGATCAAATTGCTGGCCAAGATCGACGTCAACGCGCGTTCGATGTACTCGAAGAACGCGGGCAAGATCATCGACCATTTCATGCAAGATGCAGTCGCGGCCGGGCGCAACGAATGGAACTGGCGTCAGCCGCGCGACGGTGAGATCGCAAGCATTCTGAATCCACAACGCGAACCAGGGAGCGACGACGAATGAAACCGGAACCACGGCACGCGAAGTTCGACAAGTGGAGCTACGGCATTGCGATGTGCGGCGTGCGCGGTGACGTCGCATTCGCCAAGGGGCTCAGCAGCATCACTTGCGATCTGTGCCGCGAGAAGGTGGACGCCATGATCGCGAAGCGCGTGGCATCGGGTCTCCAGCGCGCACCGGGCGGCAAGTGACGACCGCTCCAGCGTGGGCGGTGTTCGAGGCGCGAGGGCTGGTCAAGAGGGGCGAAGAGTGGGACGGAAAGTGCCCGGCGCACGAGGACAACAAGTCGAGCCTGGGGATCAAGGTCGCCGACGGTGGCGTGATGCTGGTCAAGTGCCTGGCAAGCTGCGCCACTGTTGACGTGCTGGAGGCCGTCGGGCTCAAGATGCGCGACCTGTGGCCGCCGACCGAGCGCATGAACACACCGCGCCAACCGCCGGCGCAAGTCGTTGCGCGCTACGACTACCGCGACGAGTCAGGCACGCTGCTGTACCAGGTGGAGCGGACCGACCCCAAGGGGTTTCGCCAGCGCAAGCCAGATGGCCAGGGCTGGACGTATTCGCTCGGGGACGTGCGACGGGTGCTGTACCGGCTGCCTGAGCTTCTGGCGAAGCCTGGGAGGCCCTGCATCCTTGTCGAAGGGGAGAAGGACGTTCACTCCTGGGAGCGGCTGGGGATGCTGGCGACGTGCTGCGCGGGGGGGGCGGGAGCTTGGCGGCCGGAGTACAAAGACAGCCTGCAAGGTCGGACGGTGATCATAATCCCGGACAACGACGAGCCGGGGCGTCAGTTCGCTGCCATGGCCAAGACGTGGCTGGTGCGCGGGCTGATCGTGCTGTTGCCTGGCCTGGAGCTTCACGGCGACAGCTCGGATTGGATCACGGCGGGCGGGACAGCCAAGCAGCTCGCAGAACTGGCCCGAGCAAGGGCCCGGGCCGAGATTGCGAACGCGGGTGAGATCTTGAAGTCGCTAGGCGGCTGATCGAAGTTCGACCAGCAACAGCGCCAGGTTCCGCGCGTCGCGGTCGCATCGGTCGATCGTGTCAAGCGTTTTGCGCTTGGGCCACTGGCGCGCCTCCATCGACGCGGCTTCGCTTCGGCGTCGGCACGCGGAGATGGCAAACCACAGGGCGAGGCGGGTGGAGGGGCTCATGGCAGCCACCGGATCGCGCGGACCTTGATTCCAACGTTCAGATACTTGCCGGCGAAGAACATGAAGAAATATTCCCACGGCGTAGGCGTCCATGGGCTTTGATGCGTCGGGCTCACGCGCGCACCTCAGCCTTCATGTCGGTGAGGATTTTGGTCGCGATGTTGGCGCTCAAGATCAGCGTTTCGTCGCCGTACTTCTTTCGGTAGTCGGCGTAGGCGGCGTCGTAGGCGTCGGTGGGGGGGGCGCCGTCGGCGGCGGCGGCGGCGGCGGCGCCGTCGGCGGCGGCGGCGGCGGCGGCGGCGGCGGCGTAGGCGGCGTAGGCGGCGTAGGCGGCGGCGCCGTCGGCGGCGGCGGCGTAGGCGGCGGAGGCGGCGGCGGCGGCGGCGGCG